AGTCAAAGTTGCAACGGGATTCCCATCTTTCAAATATTGAACTGTGGCAATATTGTTTGTGGCTCCATAATATGTGATGTCGATCTCATCATATTCTGGAACTTGAAATCCTTGGAGATTAGCTATGGCAGTATAGATGTCATAGTTTTGCTTGTCTGGAGTAAGGTCGGTAAAGCAGGATTGAGAAATAGTAGGCATAGCGAATCAAATGGTTTTGGAGTGCAGAGGGATTGAACCTCCGCACTCCTAGATTATCGTTAACGATATTACCAGTAGATGCCGATGGCGAAGGCGTTCACTTTAAGTGCGCCAACTCGTCCAGCGGTATCAGCACCAGAAACCACATCAGCACCAGCGTTCTCGTAGGTGAAGGTGGTCGAATTCACAACAGTCACGCAAGCGTCCACAGCATTGAAGCTGGTATCAGTCATCGAAGCGATGGTGATAGAGTCGCCAGTAGTGAAGCCATGAGCAGCACCAGTCACGATGGTAGCAACACCATTCGTGCGAGCGCGGGTAGCGGTAGCTTGACCAGCACCAACAACAACCTTCTCAAGAGTGAGGGTGTCGGTTCCGCTGACAACAGGAACAGGGTTGGCAACGAGCGCGAGGTAATTCGCACCGCCAACATTGTCGAGGGCGTCAGTAATGGTGAGGGTCGAGGTAATCGCAGAGGTTCCATCGGTGGCGCGAACTTGAGGATCGGTGGCCGTGGTTCCTTTGGCGTATACAGTTTCGAGGATGACATCTTGAACGATGAAACGGGTGTCTTGATCGTTGAGACGAACGAGGACAGCGTTACCAGCTTCCAAGAGGTTGATGGTTTGAGGGCCGAACAAAGCGACCCGATCAGGAGTATATGGGCGTCGATTAGACATATTATTTAATTAGTTTTTTGTTAAGGTGCAAAAGCAGACGCAAGAACCTCATTAACGAGATTCATCTGAGCGTCTTCAGTTTGTTGCTCAAAGCAGTTTTGTGTTACAGGAGATTCGACTCCAGCAATCGTCGCAAGCGAGATGTAGAACTGGTAGAGTTTACCAGAGCTATTCATCGTGCTGTAGCATCCGAGGCCAACTGGAGAAATACCAGCGGCGTTCGCAAGCGTGAGAACGAATTGATAGGAGCGATCTGCGTAACTAAGGTCTGTGAAGCAAGCCATTTGATTTTCCTTTCCCCCATAGAGGAGCGGGTTTTCCCGCCCCTCAGTTGGGGATTATGGGTTAGGGAGCAACGATGTCGCCAACGCCTTCGCAGGAGTAGCAATCAGGGTTCGTGCTGCAAGCGGTGTAGGTGTTCAGTTCGCAGCAGGAGCCGTAGAGGTTACGGGCTTTAGGCATACGATGCAGGAACACATGGATGAGGGTCGGGTCTTTGACCTGTGCGGCAAGGCGGAACTGGGCTTGATAGAAGCCCGATTTGCGCCAGCGGTTGCACTCCCAATCTGGGTTCTTCCATTCCCAATCGCCAGCGTAGTTCTGGGTCATTTGTTGGGCTTGGCCGTATCCAGTCGAGGAAGGCATCGTCCACTTGGTCATCGCTTTGTTCACCATCGCGGCAGAGATCGCAAAGTCAGCGTTCTGGTAGTCGCGGTTAGGGATATACGAGCAGCCGTTTTCTTGAGCGACCTTCACATAGCGAGGAACGCGAACGAGGCGTGGCCATGTGGAAGCATCGCCTGCGCTGAACGCAGGAAGCGTAGCGTTGAAGGCAGAATCCGCATTGAAACGGAGCGAGTTGATGTCGTAACCGAAAGCGTAGTCGCCGATGATGCGGTTCACGCCCAGCTTGAGGCTGGTAAGGCGGCTGTCGAAGTCGGTGTTAGCATCCCAGTAACCATTGTTGCGCTTGGCTTGGAAGTAGAGACCACGGCCAACGCGAGGATCAGGGATAACGATGTCGAGGAGAGGCATTCCAGCGGCCTCAGAGAGGTCGAGGCGGAAAGCGTCATCTTCGTTTTGGAGTTCGACGAGCGCGTCATCGAGCATATCCAACGAGAGGTAAGCGATCTTGTTCAGATCAGCAGCGGCGACTTTGACACGGATGTGGCAGAGGTCGTAACCAGACTCATTGTTGGTGGTATGCTCAGGGATGAACCAAGCGGCGTCATCGAGGAGTCCGCAGTAGACACCATCATCGTTAACGATACCGACCCACTTGTGGCCTGCACCGCCGATGTAGTTGGCGCGGAGGAATTCCTCATGGACATTCTTGGTGATGCGAGCGTTCGACTCCTCGAACTGAAGGATTTCTTCAGCGGGGAAGAGGCGATAGAGCAAGCTCTCAACGCAAATCCAGTCCGTGGTCATCTCTTTGCGGAGAAGCTCGAAAGTGTAGCTCTCCGTGCCGGGACGCTGAATGACTTCGGGTTTGCTGTCGCAGGAGTCCGTGTTGCAGTAGGTGTCAACGATCTTGCGGAACGGGCTGCAAGGATCATAGAAACCACGGCCAAAGCGGAAGCCTTTTTGCTCGGTGGTGTGATTGAGGGGCCATGCTTGCTCCTCGAAACGGGTGAAGTAGGTCGAGTTGGTGACGAGTTTCTTCACATAAAGGTCGTTGAAATATTCACGGCCTTCGCGGAAAAAGCTATCAATCTCGGCGCAACTATTGAAATAGAGTTGTTCTGACATTTGATTTATTTGTTTAGGTTTAGTTTGGTTTTGACTCGCTAACAATTCACAGAGGAACGCCAAGCGAGTGCTTGTTTCCTCTGCTGGAATCAACCCAGAGTGCCTTTCGGCTCAGTCCAGAATTACAGTTTGTTTGCGAGGTCTGTGACTCGCCAGTCTGGGTGCGACTGAATCCCTAACGGCTCACGCCTTCGGATATCCCATTTCGATGCCAAAAATAATCGATAAAAAATACCTGTCAAATCTTTTTTTCATAAAAATAAAAAGGGGGAGTATGGATCAGCATCACACTCCCCCTTTCAGCTTTGTTGGATCAGGGCTACGCGCTCGCAAGATTGCGGCCAGATGGCGAGAACCTCGCCAATTTTGCCGCCAGTCCCTCAGTCACATTCATCCGCCGTTGCTGAGATTCTGAACCGCGAGGAGTCGAGTCTACACGCGAAGCTCCCTTGAGCTTTCCGATGTAGTCGTCTTTCTCCTTCACCATTTCTTGAAGTGCTTTCACTTGAGCGTGAAGTTTCTTGTAAGCTCGACCTTGATTGATAAGTCGGTTCATTTCATCAACCGATGCGTGGTCGCTCGATTGCTGTGTTGCGATAAGGGCAATTGCATCATCCTTCGATGTGTCGAATTGGATTCCTTTTTCTTTCATGTAAGCCGCGATGTCATCCGAGATGCTGGATTCTTGATCAACTTCTTCGGCTTGCTGCTTGTAGCTATCACGCCATTGGTTCAAGAACTTGCTTCTTCCTTCTTGTTCTTTTTGTTTCGCTGCCCTTGTAATCTCTTCTTTTGTTTTTGCGTAATCCGTTAATGCCAGACTATGCCTCTCTGTTGCCTTCTCAAAGTTCTTAACGGCTTCGATAAACTTTGCTTTGTCGTAATCATCGAGTTGGCTAGTTATTTCTCGCAATACCTCGCGGCGTTCTTGGATGGCAGACTTACGCTGCTCATCACTTTCCGCTGAAATCACAGCTTGGTTTGCCATGACTGCCCTGTTGAATAGGCCAGAAATTTCAGAACTTCCCTCGTTATCAATAATAGCTTTTGCATCTAGGAAGTGTTCTTTCATTGGCTCAACATATGTCCTTTGAAAGTCTGGGTTGTTTGCCAGATCATGGAAGTCCAACTTACTGCGAAGTTCTTGGATTTCCTTTGATAAGTTTGACTCCAATTCAGCTTTTTCTTCGTTCGCTTTATTAAGTTGGGCTTGGTAGTGGTTAGCTTCCGTTGTTGTAGAAGAGTTTTGAACCAATGCCTCAAGCTCCGCAATTTTCTGAGTATACTTAGGAACCTCGTCCTTCTTGAACTTCTCCAACTCTTCTTTGAGTCGGCGGTTCTCCTCGATCTGCTTTTGAACAAACCCAGATTTCTTGATGTTCAAATCTTTCTTAGGCTCGTTATCGTTAACGATAACTTCAGATTCATCTTCGATTGGCTCCTCTTCTGATTGGCGCATACCAATCATTGGGTCGCCGACATTGGTTCCGCTTGGCTTGCCGTCATCGGCTTGCTGTTTGCTGAACTTGGCAAGGAAGTCTTTAGTGTTCCCTTTGATAGGAACCTCTGGCTTGCTTGTTAGGTCTTTGATGATTTCTGCTGTGGTTTGTTCGCTCATAGGTCTTGTAGATCAGGGTCTGATATTGCGCTTTCTTCAACTTGGATGGTTGGTTTTTTGGTTTTCTTGAATTGGGTAGGTGTATCCTCTCCAATTGTATTTATCCTGTTGAAGATGTCCCTTGCCGTATCAATGCCGCTCGATGGTTGGGCGGTCATTAGCAGGTAGGTTTGTAGCGCAGCCCAATCCTCATGGTTGGCTATGCTTGCACAGAGGCTTTTGATTTTATCGGTTTTCATTGTTTAGGTTGCGGAGGAGTCTGTGGTTTCTGTTCTTCAGTTTCCATTTCAGTTTCTTCCATCTCAACTTCTTCGCCGGGAGTCTCGATCTCTTCTTCCTCGGTTTCTACCTCCTCGACTTCTTCCTCTTCTTCCATCTCTGGAGCCTCTTGCATAGGCTGGGCTTTGCCCATTGTCTTTTGAATCTCGGCGCGAGCCTTGGCTTTCTGAAGCGCGAGTTGAGTAATACCCTGCTGTTTGCGTTGCTCGGTGCGCTGGGCGTGGCTGATAGCGGCCTTGCCAACAGAGATGTCTGCGAGCTTCTTCTTGGTATCAATATCAATTGCAGATTTAGCAGTAAGGTATTGCAGTTTGATTTCTTCTTCGTTGCTTTGTTGACCTTGCTGGCTCTGTGCCATTTCTTGGTAAATAGCTCCAATCTCGTCGCCCATCTTGCTTGCTTGGCCCATACCTTCCATGAATTGTTTTACGAAATCTTGCTTGGTCTGGTCTTTGGCGATGAACTCCACATGGGCCATGATGTGACCACCCTTGAACTGGATGGAGCGAACAACTTTGGCGAGTTCCGTAAGTTCCGCCGCACCTTGCTGGATCGCTTGCATATTCGTTTGAATCTGCAACATGAGGTCTTGGAAGTGACCAGTAGCGTGTTCGATGTGAGGATCGGTTGGCAAGACGGGGAAGTTCGCTGGGTTGACGAACACATCCGTCATACCTGCGTTCTCGAAACCAATGATACGGGCAGTATCATCAATCTTGCTCATCTTCATATTGCGATACCTAGCTACATTGTCCCGCCCCGCCAAAGCTGCGATTGCGTCTTTAACGGCATTCTCTTGTCCTTCGTTGGCTGGAGTGATCGAAGTAAGTTGAACAAGTTTCTCCGCTGTGATGAGCTTGAAGCTAGGGCTTCCTGCTCCGTTGATGAGGTTGCTTCGGATACTTGTGATGTTCTTCCAAGCGGCAGCTTCTTTAGGAGTTCCAAGTTCCTCAAGAATTTCGTAGAATTTTTTGACATACTCGTATCCCTCGTCATTGCGAGTTGAGGATACAAATCGGCGGTATAGCTCACGGAAGTATAGAGTTTCGCACTCGTTGAAACGCCTGATTTGAGTTCCAGAAAGTTTTGCCGATTCCGCCGCATCGAGTTCCGCTTCACCTTTGGTGCGTTGCGCCCCGCCTGCTGTAGGAGCATTGATGCGATACTGGCCGAGGCCGCGATAGAGATCGCCCATGTAGAACTGCATGAACTGCATTCCCTCTGCGACTGGCATTTGGAACCTGTTCTGTGTGAACTTAGCCCCATCTGGCATAACGCTGATCGGCAACCATTCCATCTGCTTGAGCATCTTGGTTGAGTCTGGCGAGCCGCCATCCAATAGAAGCATGGAGTTCAAGCGAACGGCATCAACAAGCCCGTTCATCGTGAAGTCATACTGACGGCAGGCTACGAACGCCGCTTCCGCTTGGGACTTGATGTCGTGGAATAATCCACTACCCACCGAGTCGGTGAGCATATAGATGATTTGATCCCAAGAGTCGAAAAGCCCGACATTGAGTTGGAGGAAACCATGTTGGTCTCGGACAACTGCTTCGCTGACTTTTTCGCTGCCTTTGACATACTGGTTGATGTATTGGCTGATCGGGTTGTAGTCTTGGAGGATGACTGCTTTGGAGATTTTTCCGTCGAACTCCCTCCAATATATTTCGTAGAGGTCGATCTTTTGGTTGACCGAGAGCGACCAGTTGAATCCGCTTTCCGAGATCGTGCGGAAGAAGTCTTCCCTTGTTTTGTTGTGTTCTGAAAAAGCCTTGTGGAATCTAATGGCGTCCACAACTGCATCGACATTCCACCCAAGGTCTTCGGCGGCTGATCGGTTTTCGATGATTTTGTAGAGTTGGTATGGGGTGAGTCGAACTCGCCGCACAAACTCTTCCAGATTCGAGAAATCAACCTTGATGTCATCTGGGAACAAGAGGTCAGAAAGCGGTATGTATTCTGGCATCCACCCAAGAGGGCTGTGCCACATCCCGATGCCTTTTCCGTAGAGCAGCATCGATTCAAGTTCTTGCTCTTTGTTGTAGAGATACCCCGGCCATTCGCGGATCGCTTTGTCGAACGCGAGCGTGATGTTTTCTGTGTGGACGAGCCTTTCTTTTTCATTGCCATATTTAGTTTCGATTGTTGCACAAGCTTGACGCTCTGTAATTACATCGTAGTAACTGGACTTCTGGTTGTTGACGATGAACTCCATCTGCCCCCAGTTCACATCGGCCTGCCAAGGTAACTTCTTCTCTGCTATCTTACTATATCCAGTAGGCGGGAATCGCTTATAGCTTTTGTATACCCGAATGCGTTTATTCTCGCGGCCAGAATTTGACAGAGAGAGATTGTTTGCGATATTCCAAGCGTGGTTCGATGAGGAAATCCTAGTATCTGGGACTTCACCATCTGGGCCGAGAGTTAAAAGTGAGAAATTGTCTGATCCGACTGAGATAGGCATAATGAGTTATCGTTAACGATAGAGTTATTTGTTGAACATTCTGTTTAACGCTTGTCGGCGTTGCCTGCAACTAGAGCATCCTTTGGCTTTTTGTTCAAGTCTTGTTCCTGCTATCCTGTCAACCACTCTTGCTACTCCATGAATAGCTTGTGCAACATGATCTCCTGCTCCCATCCAACACCTATCCGATGGTTGGCGTTCGCAGATTTGATTTTCAATTACATCAGCAAGATCGACTGGCGCAGTAACTCCGTTTGATCTCATGTCTTTGTTAACATTCTCGATCAGGCGCGACAATGATTCTCCGTAAACAGTCGCTGGGAAATCTAGGTTGTTACGAGTGATTACATACTTGTAATACCATCCACCTACAGGAGCGCGTCGAGGTTCTTTAAGTTTCATCTTGCCTTGCGCGTGAAGATGAGGTTTCATCCTTCCCATGTCAAGAAAAATTGTTTCTCAAAATGGCATTCGGAAATATGGGATGGTCTTCCCAGAAAACATGAATCCGCTTGAGATAGAGCTTTACTGCTACGCTTTAACCCGTGGTGATTATGGAAAGACAATGCGAGTTAAGAAGAACATGGAGATTTCTGACTACAAACTTTTGTCGCCATTTGAACACTTTATCATAGCTGTCCAGTATATGTGGCCGACTGATGTTGTGATTAAGAATCGAGGTTATACCAACACCCAACTTCTTCGGACTCTTGAGGAATTGTGTAACAATGACGATGTGTGTCTCGCAGGCGCGGCCTCGATGGGTAAATCATTCCCAGTAGGTCTGTGGATTTATCTTGATTGGTGTGCTGCTCCGCATTGCACATCTTCTTGGGTAGCCACTACAACACTTGGAGCTTCGGAAGATCGTATCTGGGGTATCATCTCTAAACTCTGGAAGTGTGCATCCAATAAGATTGGAAACCTCGTTGACTATCGCCACATGATTGTGTGGGGCGGGGCGTCTGGAGATGATGAGAAGGACTACCGAAATGCTATCAAAGCTATTGCCTTCCCTCCCGGCTCTGAAGGTCAGAAGGCGATTGATACTACCCGTGGTCGTAAGAACGATAGGATCAGAGTAGCATTGGACGAGTTGCCCGAAATGGAGATGGGCGCGATTAACATCAGGCAGAACCTTTCCTCTAACGATGACAAAGTTTTCATTGGTATCGGAAACCCGTCCGCTGGAGACAATCCCCATACACGCTGGGCTATGCCTAAAGGTCACACTAGCTTCGATGCGGTGAGTGCTGATATGGAGAAGTGGGAAACTGAAACAGGCGTTTGCTTGTTCTACAATGGCATGAAGTCTCCTAACTTCCAAGCTCCTGCCAATGAACCATCTCCATTCCCTTTCCTAATGGATCGTAAGAAGCAGGCTGACATTTTGAAGATGTCCTATGGAGATGAGAACTCTGTGGACTATGTTCGTAACGCTATTGGGTGGTGGCCTAAATCTGGCTTCGCCCAAACAATCCTAACCGCAGATGTTATTCGGAATGCAGATACCTACTCAGAACCTATCTGGGATCACAATGACCTCATTAAGATTGCTGGTTTCGATACTGCTTTCACGGCTGGTGGTGACCGATGCGTCCTTACAATTTGTAAGCTAGGCTATGTCCGTGGAACTTCTCAGAAGGTTATGTATCTGGAAAACCAAGAAGTGATCCAGATCGCCGCTGGTCAAGCTACCGAGTTCGATGTCCAAGTTGCCGCGAAGGTCGTTGACCTATGCCGAAAGCATGAGGTTATGCCTAGCAAGTTTGGCATGGATGTCAGCGGTGATGGTGGTCGAATCGGACAAGCTATCATGCGCGAGTGGCTGCGGCATGATAAGGATGGTTCCTCTATCGCTCTTATCTCTTCTATGGGTCGCCCAACTGATCGTATCGCCGCCGATGTCGATAAGCGTCCTTGCACCGAAGTCTATGATCGTCTGATATCGGAATATTGGTATCAGAGTTTCCACGGGTTTAAGGCTCGTGTGATCTATGGAGTCGAAGCATCTGGTGAACTAGGCCGAGAACTCTGCCTTCGTAGGTATCGCACCAAGAATAAGAAGATTTCTGTAGAAACTAAAGATGACTACAAGGGAAGAACTGGCTTCTCGCCTGACTTGGCTGATTCTTTTCTCTACGCACTAGAGATGTCCCGCCGCAATGGTTTAACTTTTATCGGTAACGATAAACCTGTCCCAACTGATCGATTCTGGGCTAGGAAGGAAACTAAAGTCGAAGAAATGTCCGATGACGAATATTATATGTCGGACGATGACGGGGAGGACTAAACTATCCATCGCCATTTCAATGCCCAAACGCATATTGTAAGACGATGATTCGGTTAGTTTAGAAAGAGGAGGTAGCAGCCTCCCACTATGAAAAGTTTATTCTAGCACACCTTGCAATTCCATCAAGTTCGCTAGGTCTTCGGTGACTGTAATCCTGCAGGCCTTGTCTCCCTCGAAAGTAATTCCCAACATCTCGATCTTCTCTAGGTCGGTTTTCTTGATCCAGCAGTCCACATAGTCTTGGCGGAAGCGAATCTTGTATTGGTTTTCGTCGATGAATGTGCCTTCGCACACGATAAGTGATTTGAACATATTATTTGAATTGGTAAACTAGGTAGCCTTGCTCTTTGGCCCACGCCGGGTTGTCGTGGATTCTTTGGTGACAGGGGCGGCATACAGCCATGAAAGTGCGCTTCTCACAGGTATTACGGCCTCTGCCGCTTTTATGGTGAATGTCTGTTGCTTCCCTATCACATACTTCACATCTGCCGCTTTTTTCTTCAAGATACTCTCTCCTTACCCTACTGTATTCAATGCTTCGCTTTTTGAGTCTGGCTGAAATGGGATTGAGCTTCCCTCCTCTTTTCTTGAATCCGCTTTTGGCTTTAAGTGGAGTTTTGCGTCTGAGCATAAGACAATAATTTTACCGATCTGTTCTTTTTTGAGAACCGATTTTGCTGATGTTTCGATTTGATTGATAAGGCTACCAGTCACTCCGATCTTGTCACCTAGTTCACGCACGGAAAATCCAAGACGCAGGCGAGCATCGCGCAAGTGTGCGCCAAACATCTTTCTAGCGTTATGCTTGATGTTTCTGCTATGCTCTATAGCTGATAGGTAGCTATTGTATGCGACTTCTAACTGGTGCATATCGATGGAGTATAGACAAACATATTGACAGGTCAATCTTTTTTTTGTAGTATTAGAGGCTATGGATAACCACAACAGCAACATTGATTTGGACATGACCGCATTCAAGTTTCTTGAGTTTGCCAGAAAGTCCGTTCTGATAACAAATATGTCTCTCGCCGAAGCGATGGGACAAGGAATATTTTCTAACTACGAGGTCTTTAACGGAGATGGAGGATACCTAATCATGGGAGTCCGGCCAAACTCTACTGCGATAGCCGCGACATATACTGGCAAACGAGTCCTTTGGTCTGAACTTGCGCTTCTTAAAAACGAAGACCTAGAACTCCATCACAAACTCCATGCCATAGATTGCTCTGATGATCATATGTCTGATCTAACTTGGACAAACATTGTAGACCAAATCGAAGAATGGGTGAAATGCGAGCGCGAAGAAATTGATTTGGATTATCGGTAACGATAACGCTTGACAGAATTATACCATCTGATATGATGGTCAATGTGTGAGAGATCACACCTCGGCGTAGGAACCGAGTAAGGAAAAATTAAATTAACAACAAAATATATGGCCCCTTTGCGGTGGTTAATTCCTACGCGTCTGTTGCCGCTTTTTTCGCCGCCGCTAGGGGTCGCCTTTTTTTATGACATACAATATCGATGAGTATTCCCATGTGGATGCTTTATGCGAAGGAACGCCAGAGAACTATCTGGTAGGATTAACGAAGCCGACAGTTGATAAGATTCTTGAGTCTGAGAACCCAGCCGATGCTTTGGCTCTCTACTCGTTTTACTGCTATGTGTCGAAGTGGCAGGGAAACAATTCTGTCTATGCCGTCTCGGATTACTGCATGACCAAACTGAATATCGGTAGGGATAGGTTTCACAAAGCCAAGCAGACATTGATCGACTTGGAACTCATCGAGGACGATCCGAGATACAATCACGAAAACAAACGAATGGGGAAATGGTATATTCGGGTTCGTCATATCTCTGGAGCAACCCTACGGAAAAGCAACCCTGCTGAAAACCAACAGGGTTGGAAAACCGACCCCATTAACCAGAGACTAATAGATGAGTTACCAGAGAATAATAAAGAGAAACCAGCAATTCGATACCAAACCAAAAAAGAATCTGAAGATACGAGTTCAGTTACCAAGAAACGGAAACCCAAACTCGTCGATGATTCCTTCATCTCTGAACTCAAGAAACTAAATCCCACCAAAGATGTCGATGCCCAAGTCATCGCCGCAAAGAACTGGCTGCTCGCACACCCACCGCGCCAGTTTACCCAACCATTCTTTTCTTCATGGATCAACCGAACCAAACCCACGATTGATCCCGAAGGAAGCTGGAAACCAACAACCATCTAAACACATGAAACCCGAAAAGAAACCAACCTATAACTTCAAAGTCGTAACCCCAATGAAAGATGTTCCTGTTCGATCATCGTCCGAGCAAGCCGCCTTGTCGCTGATGATGCAAGACCCAGACATCCTTACCAAGCAAAGCTGGGATGCCTCGTATTTCCTCCTAGAAGCCCATAAAATCATTTTTGATGCGATAAAGGCTGTCCACAGCCGAGCGGGTAGGGCCGACGAGTTTATGGTCATTGCAGAGCTAGAGAACGCTGGTCTAAAAGAACTGGCTGGTGGCGACCATGCAATCTACGACATTCTCTCCTGCATCAGAATGGTTGCAGGTAAGGTCTGCCAAGACATCGCCGCCGACTACCGATACGAATTACGGAAAGCCAAAGCCTACCGCGATATGATCTCATACTGGGAAGTCAATGAGCAAGACATCCGCCAAGGTCGAGGGAACATGGAAGAGTTATCGTTAACGATAAACGCAATCCAGTATGATGACACAAAACCAAAGCGGACAAAGAAGGATATGCTCAACCAGATCATCGACGAGATGGAAGGTAAGGCGAAGAAAGATTGCTACTCGACTGGCCTAATTCTCCTAGACCGAAACATGGGTGGAGGAATGCACAAAGGTGAGATGATGACAATCGCCGCTGAAACAGGTGGAGGTAAATCTATCCTCCTAGTCCAAGCCATAGTAGCGAATCTCCTAGAAGGTAAGTCCTGCTTGTTCTTTTCCCTTGAAATGTCTGGTGAAGACATTTACCGCCGACTTGCATCCAACATGGCAGGCGTTCCAGTCCGTGAGATGGAAGACTACAAAGTAAACTACGGAAGGGAATTGCCGGCAATCACAGAAGCACTCACTAAACTCTATTCCCTCCCAATCGAGGTGATCGACTTCATGCATGACATGGATGCTATCGAGTCTGAGATCACTAGAGCAGCTAGCGAGAATCGTGCAGATGTTATTGCCGTGGACTACATCCAGATTCTGAATATGAATGACTCAGATAACAGGGAAACTGCTATCTCTGAGGCCGCTAGAAGGCTAAAAACCCTAGCTGCAAAGCATAAATCGGTTCTATTTACCGCCTCCCAAGTCAATGATGAGGGGCGTTTACGGGAGTCCAGAGCCATAGGAATGCACTCAGATCAGGTAGTCCAGATCGAACATAAGAACGAAAAGAGCAGGATTATCGTCAAAAAGAACCGCCGTGGAGCTAGAAACTACACCATTCCAGTAGAGATGAAGGGTGAGACTAGCAGGTTTATTGAGGTGTTCTAAATAATTTTATTGACATACAATAAATAGAAGTATAGAAAATGCATTCAATGAACTCCAGAGCTAAAGGAGCAAGAGGCGAGCGTCTGTGGCGAGATGAACTTCGCGCTCAAGGATTTACCGCCCGTCGAGGCCAACAATTCTCTGGCTCTCCAGACTCGCCAGATGTTGTCTGTGAAGAACTAAAAGAACTTCACCAAGAAGTTAAGTTTGTCCAGAGCCTTAACCTTGACAAAGCCTGCGAACAAGCAGAAAGAGATTCGCGTGGGAAGCGTTGGATCGTAGCCCACAAGAAAAACAACAAAGCGTGGAAGGTAACGATGTCGTCCGATACATTCTTCGCAATCCTCAGAGACGGCATCGAAGGTATTAAACTATGAAAAAACCCACCACTAAAGCAGGAAAAGCGGCCAAAGTCGCTAAGGTCATGAAAGAATACAAGGCTGGTAAACTCAAAGCTGGCATCAACCCTAAAGGCCCAAAGAAGGCTCCTATGGCTAAGAGCCGTAAACAGGCTGTCGCTATCGCCCTCTCTCAAGCTGGAATGTCCAAGAAAAAGTAATATGAAAGCTGGACTCTACGCAAACATCAACGCTAAACGGAAACGCATCGCAGCGGGTAGCGGTGAGAAAATGAGGAAGGTTGGAGCCAAAGGCGCACCGACTGCAAAAGCATTTAAACAATCAGCAAAAACTGCAAAGAAAAAGTAGTTATAACAAGTTTAGTGAGTTTAGTATAGTTTACGATAAACTTATAATATGGAAAAGCGATTCACAAAGGTAGTCAAGAACCCAAAGACTGGTCGGACAAAGACAGTCAAGTATGGGCAGGCTGGTAAAGCTAAAGACGGAGGAGATCGTATCCGCCCCGGCACATCCAAGGGTGACGCCTATTGTGCTAGGTCAGCAAAGATTAAAGGAGATTGGAAGTCTAATCCCAATTCTCCAAACAACCTTTCACGCCGAAAGTGGCGTTGCAAAGGAAGTAAGTCAATGAAATGATCTTCTCCAAGATCGCGCCTTTACCTACGCATAGATATGTCTTGGTGGATTCCAACTTCACACACAAAACTCCGTGTGGACTTGTTGAAGGAATGTGGGTCGGAGTCACAAGCATCCCCGGCAGAGCATGGGGGATTAATGTCATTCTTAGGGATGGTGGTGCTTTGTATCGCAATCTGCCTCCTCATAGTATTGGATTTCATTCTGAAGACTTTGGGTGGACTATTAAGCAAGCTCAACTCTGGGATTGCTACTCATACCATTTCACCATCGTCCAAAGCCCAATCCTGCGAGGTCTGCGGATGCGAGCTAAAGTCAAAGGAGAACTTCTAACTGGAGAATACCTATTCCATGTGACCCATGTAGATGATGGGTGGTCAGACTCGCCAGACCAAGATAAAGAGTTTTACTTTATCAAACTAGATAATGGAAGACTAACTATCCAGCCGACAAATAGGATAACATTTATAGATGCCAGTTTTATCGTTAACGATAATCTCCCAGAACTCAAACTAAGCGACACCATATATTCTTGCGAATGAAAAAAGTAATGATTGCAACGCCGTGTAATGACGGAAAGGTTTGTCTTGAATATGCTTTTTCGTTATGTGACACGATCAAATTATGTGAGGCGAATGGAATTGAGATTTGCCCAGTATTTTTGGGGAACGAGTCGATTTTGCAGATTGCAAGGAATGATTTGATTAAGATTGCGTTTGATGCCCGTGTTGACATGATATGGATTGATTCTGACATGGAATGGAATCCAATTTGGATTTTAGAGTTGATCAGTCGTGAGGAGGATATTGTTGCAGGAACGGCAAGGAAAAAAACAGATTCAGAAGAAACATACGCAGTAAAGATTTCCGACTTTACTTTGCATAAAAATGGATTGATGAAATGCGAAGGGATTGGAACGGCATTTTTGAAGATGTCGAAGAGGGCTATTGATTCTATTTATTTATCGAGTGAGATTTTTACGCATCACGGGAAAGAGTGCAGGAATGTATTTGAGTGCAGTATAATTGATGGAGATTTTTATTCAGAGGACATTATTTTATGTAAAAAACTAAAAAGACTTGGCTTTGATATCTGGCTTGATACAAAGATGACTTGCGGTCACATAGGAAACAAAAATTACATTGGTAACTTAAATCAATTTATAGAAAGAATTAAATGAGATTTCATATCCTTGGGTTGCCACATACAGTTTCAAGCAAAACATATAACGCCTGTGCATATACCCAGAAGGTAGTCAAATTCGGAAAGATGATGACTGAGCGCGGCCATGAGGTATTGCACTATGGACACGAAGACTCCGATCTACAATGCACAGAACACATCTCGGTCTTAACCAACGAAGACTTTGAAAAGAGCTATGGAACGCATGATTGGAAGAGTAAATTCTTTAAGTTCGATATGGGCGACCATGCCTACCAAACCTTCTTCAAGAATGCTATTAAGGAAATAGGTAAGAGGAAACTCAAGAATGATTTCATCCTACCATTCTGGGGTAGCGGAGTCCGCCCCGTGTGTGACGCGCATCCAGATATGATCTGCGTAGAGCCGGGAATTGGGTATGCAGGAGGACATTGGGCTAGGTTTAAAATCTTTGAATCCTACGCAATCTACCATGCTTACTGCGGACTCAAGAATGTAGGCCAATGTAATCAAGATTGGTATGAGGTAGTAATCCCAAATTATTTCGATGTAGATGACTTCGACTACTGCGACCAGAAGGAAGATTACTTCCTGTATTTGGGCCGTGTATACAGCGGAAAAGGGGTAGATGTTGCTATCCAAGCCACCCAAGCAGCAGGCAAAAAGCTAGTCATCGCAGGCCAAAAAGAGGATGGTTACAAGCTGCCAGACCATGTTGAGTATGTCGGATACGCCGATGTCCCTACGAGAAAGAAGCTCATGTCTAAAGCTAAAGCCAGTTTCCTTGCTTCGATGTATGTCGAACCATTTGGGGGTGTCCAAGTGGAGAATCTTCTGTCTGGGACTCCGACAATAACGACAGACTGGGGCAGCTTTGCGGAGAATAATATACACGGAAAGACAGGATACCGCTGCCGGACTATGGGAGACTTTGTAGATGCCATCAATAACATCGACCAAATCAAACCATACGATTGTAGGATGTTTGGAGAGAACTTCAGCCTAGAGAAAGTAGCCTTGATGTATGAGAAATATTTCGAGGATGTCCTAGATGTTTATACTGGTAAGGGCTGGTATGCTGAAGGGAATGGTCTATACGCCCTAGAGAAATATTATCCATAACATTATCTTGACACCATGACAAGATGTAGTATGGTTGATGGAACCTATAGCAATAGGTGAAACAACCATGAAAAAACTAATACTACTATTACTAATTGCGGGACTCCAAGCCTGCTCAACAATAAGCAAGGAAACCTATACCGAGATGAGAACTCTGACCTACCCTAAGGGTGGTCAACCTCACCTCAAAGAGATGTATCTGCGAGACGGAAAGCATCAGGAGCAGAATACCTACATCGGGACAAATGAGCCTCAACCAGCCCAACCCGCGCCCGAACCCTATGTGTCAGACCATGACCTAATCGCGCCAGTCCCAGAGGTCAATAACTACCAAGCCAGCTATATCCAAAAAGATAAGTCTCTATATGAATTGGTCGAAGAGAACCTACTATTGGAAGCCAAGCAAAGGAACGCATGGTTAAGAAGCCAAATGTAGAATACCCAAAGTGGTCTTGCCAAGAGTGTGGTAAGAAGCACGGAAAGAAACAAAAAGAAGTATCATGCTGGCATTACGGAAAGTGTGATGTCTGCCAATCAAATAAAAGTGTCACAGAAGTTAGAGACTTCGGGCATTTCAAAAACTGGTTTAAATCTAAATAATGTGTCCAAAATGCAACTCAACAAAAACAGGAGTATACAACTCAAGAAAGAACGGAAAACATGGCGGGTCAGTATGGAGACGCAGGCATTGCTTAAAGTGCTTCCATAACTGGTCAACAGTAGAGATAAGCCAAGATAGCTATGATGAATTGACAAATAAGTCCAAACTACTAGAAACACTCAGAACCCTTGAAAAAACAGCTTCAAATATTATCGGAAAGGTTAAGGGAATTCTTCCCGCAGACGGAATTACCAGTCATGTTCATGCTGATCTCGATGACGATCATTGGGATATTATACAACATATACATTCAAAAAAACCCTACAAGCTCTACAACTTGCCCATCATGTGGCCAACAAATTCCGAAGAATGAGAGATATATTTTTTGATCTGCTAATCATGGCGATCATCTTCTACGCTATCACCATAATCGTATACTACTACGGCCCGAACCAATAATTATCGTTAACGATAACCAATGAACTGGGACGAATACGGAATACAGATAGCCCAAGTCGCCGCCTTAAAAAGCAAAGACCCATGGAAAAAAGTCGGCGCAGCAGTCCTAAGAGAGGATAACACAATAGGAGGTATAGGATACAACGGCTTCCCCCAAGGAGTAAAAGAAGACTGGGAGAACAGAGACGAAAGAAGATTACTTGTAGTCCACGCAGAACAAAACGCCCTCAGATACCTTAAACCGGGAGAAGGAAAGACACTCTACTCCACCCTCCTCCCATGCAATGACTGCCTAAAGACCATAGCCGCCTACCAAATAAAGAGAGTCCTCTACAAAGACATCTACAACTACGATACCTCCTCCCTCCTCACAGCAAAGAAACTAGGCATAGAACTAGTCCAATACGAACCATAAGACCTACCATACGACATTAGGACAAAGCATAAGACTTTAA